ATTGTATAATCCATGTGCCATCTGTCCTTGGCTGTCAGTATTGATATTCAAAAGAGGATAGTAAATTTTACGGTAGTGGTCAAGCCAGTTCATATTATTTCCAATGCAGGTGCAATTCGTTTGAGCCATGTTCCGGTACGCAATTCAGTTAGAGTGTATTCGGTATGGCAAATCTCTACCAACCACTGATCTCGTTTGATGTCGTATGGCTTTTCGATATCAGCCATAGTCGTGCCCACAGGTGCTGCCAAACTTGTGCTATCTACTATGGGTCTACATCCAGCAATAGCCGCTTGTACGCCTGGTCCTGAGTTGTAATTGATCACAGCATGATAATCAAATCGCATGTCAAAACTGTCGTAGGTGCCGGCCACAGGATGTGGCTGTTCTATCTTGATATCTAGTGGCAATTGACTTATGTTTAATCTGTTGCGTGGATGCGGACGTACACTGATTGGGCGATCTGTATGTTCACGTACCAGTTTAATTTGATCCAGTACCCATTGTGTCATGTCAATACCTGCCACTTGTAAACTGCGGGCATGCTGTGCGGCAATGACCACTCCGGGATTGGAGTTAAAATTTATGGCTTGGCTGACTCCCAATGTTCGAGGACGGTCCCAATCTAAATTTTCCGTATGTCCATAATATCCCGCACTGGTAATGTTGTTGACAGCTACCTTCCAAGTTTGCCCACGGTACAGCGCACCAATTTCCAAAATAATTACTGGTTTACCTTGTAATCTATAATGCTTGTATACTGCTTGATTTGGTGCCATTCTTCCTGCCCACAGCACTGACCAAATCACAGCCGCATCTGAAGTCATGGAATTTTCTTGTGTTTGTATGCCCCGTGATTGCAAGAGATCCAGTACCGCACTCATTATGGGTCTACTGTTTTGAGCACACTGAGAAGGAAAATAGGCTATGTTATTGATCATAAGTACGTGAGATGAAATACACTGTAATTACCACTTTCAACGCGGATGGTTATGCAAAGTACGGCCAACGCATGATTCAAACATTTTTAAAAACATGGCCGCACGAGGTCAATTTAATTGTGTACACTGAAAATTGCACTATAAATGAGTCTGCGGCCAATATTGTGATACGTGACATCTCCGTTGTGTCTGGCCTCACTGAGTTCAAACAACAATGGCAACATGTGCCCAAAGCAACTGGTGATATTTCGGGTGATCCTGTTCGCAGTCAGAGAAAAGATTCTGCTAAAGGATTCAAATGGAATGCTATTAGATTTGCCCACAAAACATACAGCATTTTTCATTGTGCTCAAAATGTCAGCACAGATGTGCTGATATGGATGGATGCTGATACTGTGTGTCACAGCAAGATTACTATAGAAGACTTAGATAGACTGTGTGAGCCACAGTATGAGTTGTGTTTTTTAGGACGACGCAAAAAATTCAGTGAGTGCGGGCTTTACTCAATGAAACTGGGCACCAAAGGCATCAAACGGTTTCTTCGAGAATTTCAACGCATGTATGATGACGCAGACAACGGTATCTTTTTGTTGGATGAGTGGCATGACAGTTTTGTGTTTGATGCAGTAAGAAAAAACATTCCTGGATTGATTGAATTTGACTGGGCAGCTAAGTTAGGTGATCTAAGATCTAGCAAATTCAACAGTCCCGGTGAAGGGCACCCGCTGATCAATTCAGACTGGGGTGCATATCTAGATCACCTTAAAGGCGCTAGAAAAAATATAGGTCGTAGCAAACGCGAAGATCTCAAAGTTATAAGAACAGAAGCATATTGGCAATGAACTGGATATTTCTCAACAAGAAAAACTCCGACGAGTACATAGAAATGTTTGCTCGCGGATCAGGTACAGTGCCAACAGAATTGGAAACATGGCGCTACGAAGATAGCCCCGATCCCCTGGTCATCCGCGGTATTTTAAAACACAAGATTATCAAACAATGTTGGGAACACAAGAGACCATTTTGGTACATGGATTCTGGATATGTTGGTAACAGACCCAATCTTCAAAATCCACATGGATGGAAACAATGGCACAGGCTAGTGCCCAACAACTTACAGCACGGTGAAGTAATACCAAGGCCTGCTGATCGTTGGCAACGACATGCTATTGCCATGCCTTCACGTCAACGTGGCAGTAAAATACTGCTGGCAGTGCCAGATGAAAAGCCTTGTATATTTTACAACATCAATCTAGCAGAATGGATCGAACAAACAGTTGCCACAATCAAACAACACACTGATCGAGAAATTGTGATACGTGAGCGCAATCCCAATCGACAAGCACGAGTGGCCAGTGACTTACAATCAGCACTGTCTGACGTTCATGCTGTGGTAACGTATAATTCCATTGCAGCCACAGAAAGTATACTAGCCGGTGTGCCAGCGTTTGTATTGGCACCATCAAATGCTGCCATGCCAGTGTCAAACACTGACCTATCAGAAATTAACAATCCGTGGTATCCTGAACAAGATCAAATCTATGCTTGGGCATGTCACTTGGCCTATGGACAGTTTCACAATTCAGAACTGCTAGATGGTACTGCACTAAGAATATTACAGGAGACAAACAATGCGTGAACATTATGGATGGCAATTCCCAGACTTTGATACCCACTTCCCCAAGATGCTAAAGAAAAGCGTTGACCGAGGCGGACCTGCAGAATACCAAATTGCAGTGCGACATCGCAGTATTGCATTGTGTTCTAGACGCGGAACTGCGCTGGACATTGGCGCTAATGTGGGACTATGGGGTCGTGACTTGGTAGACAATTTTGCCAAGGTTGTTGCATTTGAACCAGTTGCTGTGTTTAGAGAGTGCCTGGAAAAGAACGTGACAGGCGATAACTTTTTTATCAGTCCATTAGCATTAGGCGATCACGACACTCTTGCCACAATGATCATCACAGAAGGCAATAGTGGCCACAGCCATTTAGATCCAAATACCCTAGGTACTGGTGATGTGCTAGTGGTAAAACTTGATAACTTAAACATAGAAAACATAGACTATATAAAGATAGACTGTGAAGGATACGAATACCGTGTGCTGCAAGGTGCAGAACAAACAGTAAAACGCTGGAGGCCTATCATAGTTGTAGAACAAAAACCACATGATGCTTACAGCAAAGACTACGGACAATTTGCTGCCATAGCACTACTAGAATCATGGGGTATGATCAAACTGGATCAAGTCAAAGATGATTGGATTATGGGATGGCCATGAAAATAAGATTCTTTAGTGATGCTTACCTTGCACAGCCGGCCGGTTCTGCGGGCCCGGACCGCGATGGGCAGAGCAAACGAGCCAGTCATAGACTACGTGGAGATGTAACCTGCCAGGCATTGTTGGAACAAGGTCATGATGCAAAAATACTCACCGACTGGAGCGAAGTTGACTCAGATACTATTGTTATCTTTTTAAAATACAGTTCAGTAGATAGTATACAACGTGCTCGAGACCTCGGTGCCCGAACAGTTTATGATCTTTGTGACAACAAATTTGGAGAGAAAAAAGAATATGCACCGTGTTGCTTGACCGCAGACTTGGTCTCGGTCAACAGTGTTCAAATGGGGGTAAGTGTAAAAACCCACACAGGGAGAGACAGCATTGTGATGCCGGATCCGTTTGAACGTCCTAAACTGCTACCAAAATTTTCTCCTGGTACTGATATCAACTTGTTATGGTTTGGGTCAAAGAGTAGTTTTAAATTTTTACCTATGGTAGAAATATGGCAACGATTAGAAAAAGAAGTAGGCAATTACTCTTATACCATGGTCAGTGCCAATACTGATAGACTCCTTAGTAAATTTCAATTAAGGCAACGAAAAGGAGAAGTGACTGGCATAAATCTTGATCGTGTGATCATGAAAGAGTGGACATGGGAGTTACAAGGACAATTGCTGGAACAGTGTGATATTGTGCTGATGCCAGTGCAGACTGATAACCCAAGAACTGACACCAAAAGCGCAAATCGCGTGATTGATAGTTTGATTTCAGGAAAATTTGTGATCACCACTCCCTTGGCCAGTTACGAAGAGTTTGCTCCATACACCTGGCAAGATGACTACATTGAAGGTATCAAATGGGCTCAGGCAAACCCTGACCAAGTAATTGATAAGATTACAAAAGGACAACAATACGTAGAAGAAAATTATTCTGCCGCAGTATTGAGTAACAAATTTATAGAAAACATTATGTATGCTATTAAAGGATAAAGTGCAAGACTGCATCGAAAATCAAGTTCCTATTCAGTTACATTTAGGATGTGGTCCAGTAAAATTACCTAACTATCTCAATGTAGATGGAGAATATTGTGCTGGTGATCCTGAAATCATAATACACGATATAGCCGACGCATATCCTATTCCCGACAACTGTGTTGATGGAATCCTAAGTGTACACGTGATAGAACACATTGAACGCTGGAAAATTCTCCCTATGCTAATTGAATGGCATAGAATACTTCGACCAGGTGCACAGGCAGCAGTGGAGTGGCCTGATTTGTTAAAGGCTTGTATGTTTATAGCCGAAAATCCAGACTCGTTGATCTCTGATGATCGAAGAGTCTTGAAGAAAACTATTCATTCAATATTTGGTAATAGTAGATATCAAAATAGAGCAATGATGCATGCTTACGGATACAGTGTGGCATCAATGACTCGAGTGTTCACCGAAGCAGGATTCAGTGTTGTGAGATCTGAAAACAACTTGTATGCAAAAACAGCATCGGATAGTAGAGTAGTAGGAATAAAATAAGGAAAATTTATGCATCAAACGTCAATGAACAATATGAGGAAATTAATCGACAAATATATCACAAACGAATTTGTCGGCAACGAATGCAAGATACTCGACTTTGGGGGCACTAATATTAAAAAGGGCGGCACGTATTACGAATTAGTTGATACCAATGAAAAAATAAAATACTACGGAGTCGATTTGCAAGCGGGCCCGGGTGTGTCTATTGTATTAGACGATCCATACAAGGTACCATTGGAAGATAACTACGCAGATGTTGTGGTTTCGGGACAGATGTTTGAGCACTGTGAATTTTTCTGGTTGAGTTTTTTAGAAATGGTTCGAGTGGTGCGTCCGGGCGGATACATCTTTTTAATTGCTCCTATGCACGGCAAAGTCCACAGATACCCTGTGGATTGCTGGCGATTTTATCCAGATGCTTATGCGGCATTGGCCAAATGGGGCAAAGTAGAATTAGTAGATGCCTGGACCGAGCCAACTGACCAGTGGCACGATCAAGTGGGCGCTTTTAAAAAATGATCACCCCATCAGACTACTA